CTCTGGTCTACCCTCTACTTTATTTTTATGCCAACTCTTTAGCATATCTAGTTCAACTTCGCCGTTGCTAAGTTTTCTATGTGACCAAACACCCTCACCCATAATTGCAAAGACTCTATTACGAACTTCTGTCTCAGACATTTCAAGGGAGATAACTAATGGAGACTTACCTTGCTTCCAAGCCTGCACAGCAAAATACAAAGCCATCCAAGATTTACCAATTCCAGGATAAGCAAGGAAGACACCTAGTTGACCTGGCATAATTCCAGAAGGTAAGTAGTTATCAAAACCTGGCAAGTTGGTCTTGATTCCAAGTTGACCGTTCTCTTTTTGTTTTTGAACATTTTCATAGTATGCAAGGGCAGACTCTAAATCCGTTGCATCAATATCACGTATAGCAGAAGTATTCTTTTTTAGTTCTGAAGTCTTAGTAATTAGTTCATCAAGGGCTTTGGTTCCTTCTCCACCCTGAACTTCTCCTGCTGCAGATCTTAGAATATCTTTTAGGCTATCATTTAAATATTCAGTCTGTAGTTCTTCAAGGTGATGCTTTGTTGCACCAATCCCAGCAACTGGTTCAAAATCTCTAAACTTTTCTACAACCAAAGATACTGGTGGGACACTTCCATTGTTTTCAAAGTATAGACGTATAAAGTTCCATATATCATTATGTGTTCTAAGAAGATTTTCAACATTTGCCTGTAGCAAAACATGCATTTGCTTATCTTCAAGTAGCGCTGATATTACTCTTGCTTCTGTATTATTCACTAAGCCACTTCCTCGCCATTGCTCTGCGCTCTATTCGCTCTTGTAAATCTAACTGATAATCTTTTTTTCCATTAATAATTTTTTCTGCATTATATGCAAAATAGTTCCAACTAGGTTCTTGTGCAACACTAAAGTAATATTCAAGAATTTCATAACAATTGCTAATGCCATAAGATTCTATTAAAGCATCAGAAGCCCACTGTTCTACGTTTAAGTTTAGAGATGGCTTCTGCTCATACTTTGCTGTATGTAACTTACTGTACCTACTGAGCAAAGCCATACGGTCTTTGCGTTCAGCCATTATGCCTCGGCAGCCTCTTCTTGTGCTTCTTTAATCTTCTCAGTGAGTTTATCTTCTACAAACTTATAGACACGCTCAAAAGCCTGATCTACTGTTTCTCCATTTTTTGCAGAATCAATAACGCCAAGGTCAAGTCTTAGTGACTGAAAATTTCCCAGATTAAGAGTATATCCAAGTGTTACGTTTACCTTTGTTGAATCGTTTTCCATTATCCACCCATTCCTATTTTAAATGCTTTCAGACCAGACTGGAATATATCTTCCATCCTCTGTCTTCGTATATGTAAGTATACCGTCTCCCATTCGCCTTGTCAACTCCTGGCTTGTAGGTGTACTATTATTTGTTATTAGTCCATCTTTTCTTGGTTGTCCTATATGTATACTTGCAAGTATAGCACGAATATCTCTAACGTGATCTTCTGAGTAATAGGATCTAATTTGAAATCCAGTTTTACCATCAATGCTAGAACCAACTGGTCTTGGAATCACTCCTCGTTTAATTAAACTTGGCATATATTTCCTATGACGATTAATTAATTTAGCAGTCTCAGCAACAGTGTATGCTCTTTGTCTATTTTTTCTAAAGTCAGACCTTAAGCATGTTTCTATTCTATCTTTATTAATATTATAAACTGTAACCATTCCAGTAGAGCGTGAACTATGATACAGCCTTACAAGATCTCCATTAAGAAACCAAACCTTCTGGTTTCCTTTTATTACAGCCTCGTTATTGTATTGCTGGCTCTGGATTTTTCCTTTTGCAGTATCCATCTACCTTGCTCACTTTCTGAGGGAGGGTGAAAAAACATTCTTGACCCACATAGCATACAGAATATTTCCATATGTTCGTTTGTACTATATTGTCTGTCAACAAACATACGACCTTTGCATCTTTTGCAAAAAACCATTTTCCACCCTTAATATTAGTTTGGTATACCCAGAATTATTAAATTAACTGCTAAGGATAAGTCTCCAGAAGCACCAAACCTTACAATTCCTTCTACTCTAGATGTTGTAACTGTTTTTAAAATAACGCTTACATTTTGTCCAGCAGGGGTATTGCCAATGTTGACTGCTGTAGCAGTTGCTATAGGCTGGTACTTAAAATCGCTTGGAAAATCATAAGAGAATGTTTTTTCGTTTCCTGCTGATACTGTTGAGTTATTTGCTACTTCAACATACCCGCCAATCATACGAGCCTCAGATGTTTTTACGCTTTGTTTTCCTGCGCTTACAGTATCTACTGTTGTATAATTGTAGGTTGCTGAAGATACCTGTGTAGATAAATCATTAATAGTATCAGCCAACTGATAGATGTATGTAACATCTAGGGGTTGTCCTCGTTCTGGTAGCGGTACTTTAGCCATGTATTCCTCCTACTTAATTATACCAAAGACTCTAAGCCTGAGTCAAAGATAACTAGTCCTGCTTTTACTTCTTTTATTGAAGATGCTATTTGCACCTTAACATGAACAGATGTAGTTCCTGTATTTAAAAATGAATAACTATGGACTGTTGATGTTCCGTGATAAGCAAAACTGCCTGAGTCAAACTTAACAAATATATCATAAGATGGTCTATTTAATTCATCGCCCCAAACTGCAGTAATAATTGTTTCTGTAATTGATAAAGCCCCAGCAACTGGTTGAACTGCTACAGAATTTGTAACAAATATTGGAGACCAGTGCGATGTTCTGTTTTTGTCCTCAGATATAATTCTGTATCTTACTACATATCCAGCACTTGAGGAATCAATTGCAGGCAAAGATTCTTTTTGAATGATTGCTTTTTTTACAGTCATTATGTAACCCCTATTGAAAATCTAAATTCAATATAGTTACTTGTATTTGGTGATTTAACTACTGTCTCGGCACCGTCAGTTTTAATTACAGAGTATCCTGTTAAACCATAAAGTGGATTTACTGTTGCTACGTTTTCTAAACGAATAGCATCTAAGGCAATATAATAATCTGATGATGGCACTGGTGACGGTCCGCTATCTTCAGAAAGCACACATGCATAAATTTTAACAACAGTTACCGCATTCCAAGTAAAGTTAGCACTTGTATAAAGGTCTTGTAGTTGTTTTGTTATTACAAAATATCTATTAGTTGAAAAATCTTGAACTAAATCTGGGTTTCCAGATGTACCATGGTTTATCTCTGCTTCAAATCTAGCATATTCTCCAGATCCATCATCAGTTGATGCAAAGTCAACAAGAACTCTAATTGTTTCTGGGATTGCGTTAGAATCTCCATCTTTATTTACTAAAGAAAATGCTAACTTTAATTCATCTGTTGGAGAGTTTCTTGTAAAATCAACGTTTGCTCCAGTTAAATGTATATGATTAGATCCAGCCTCTATAACAAAGTGATCAAGTGTTGGACCACTATTTTCGCTTAGGGTAATATCTGAATCATCACCTTGAATAAAAATTGTATTATTTAAAAATCTACATCTTTCATATCTAGATGCACGAGCAGGTTTATAAAATATAGAGTTATCTGCATTTGTTTGAAAGACTGGTTCTGCAATAGCAATAACATTATCATCATTTGGATCATCAAGTGGAGAGGAATATGTTGGAATTGCAGTTGCTGATGAGGTTGTATGATATTGCCAATTTTCTGCAGTTGTAAAAGCAAATACTGTTTTACTGTCATATGCTCCAGCAGATGGGTTGGATCCTGCTGAATATAACCCTACCTCTGTAATCTCGTATCTTTCTTCTGTTGGTAGTTCTGCAGTTAAAACAATTTTATTAACACCGTTTTCATTAACAAACCCTCTAGAAGAAACTGGAACTCTAAACATTTCAAAGTCAAGGGCTTCTTTTGTAGCAAAATTTCCAGGGCTGTCTTCAAGGTCAAGGGGTGTAGGACCACAGCCAACGGCTATAAAAGAAGCATAGGCTGGAGCCTGTCCAAGCATGTATTTACCTATAATGCTCTTACCAGTATTAGTTATCATGATGTAATTTCTCCAAATTCCGCTTCATATATTGTACCACTTACCGTAATTTCTACCTCAATTTGCTCATCAATTTCTAAATTAATAGCCTCAATTACTAGGTTTCCGTTGGTAGAATCAAGATAAACGTAACTGTTATTTGGACCAGTACCAGGATTTGGAATTTTATTTTCAAGTTTAATGGGGAAATTAGAAAAATACTTATCAGAAGTAGATTGAACACTAAGTATATTATTAGGGTTATACTGTTGTTGAATTGATGAAAGGTTTTTAATTGGCTGATAGGATACTTGTTGACCATTAATAATATCATTACGAGCAATATTGATTAACTCTTGACCACCAATATTTTCAAATATAAGATCAGTCATTACCTCAATTGGCAACTCATCATTATTAAATAAAACAGTGTCTATGGATGCTGTCTTTACTGGTGGAGGAGGAGGAAGGGCTGCAGCAACTGATGCAGTAGTAATGTCTGCTGGAGTTAATGGGGCAGGACCTGGACTACCGCCATCAGAAGATTCGGAAGATGAACTACTTGTACTTGTTGTACTTGTTGTACTTGTTGTATCTGTCGTACTTGTTGTATCTGTCGTATCTGTTGTACTTGTTGTATCTGTCGTATCTGTTGTACTTGTTGTATCTGTTGTGCTTGTTGTGTCTGTTGGATCTGGATCTGGTTTTTTTGGCGGTGTTTCAACTGTAGCGGTTGTAAGTGGTGTTGAAACTTTTGTTGGAATTTTTACAGTTGTTCCAGCCCAAATCATATTTCCGTTTTTATATTTAGCATTTTCAGTAAATTTAGGGTTTGCTGCTAAAATTGCACTAACTGTTGTTTTGTTTTCTTTTGCAATAGATGAAAGAGTATCTCCTCTTTCAACTTTTACTGTTATTGGTTTTGCAACACTTGGAGTAATTGATGCACTTTGTGTAGGAATTCCAGCAGCCTTCGCAGCAGCAATGGCTCTAGTAAACCCTCCATCATCATAAGCGCCCATATTACACCTCACTCAAATATGTTGTCATACTTGGTCCATCAGAATCTCTTGAATACTCAATATTATAAACTACAAATCTACTTGTGTCAGATGCCACAAGATCTAGCCCTGTCGAATCTTTATAGTTAAGAGTAACTATATCTCCAAGTTGTAATGTTGGTATAGAAAACATATTAACTCCAACAGATTTTTTAGGATGCATAATTTTATTAATGATCCATCCCATTAAAGCATTTGCGTCATCATCGGTTTGAATATAAATACTATCAATAGTAAAATCATTTTTACCATAAATTATTCGGCTTTGTCTAATCTCGTCATACTTAGCCTTTTCAACTAATGGAGAAAATGCTAAAGTACTACCTACAAACTCTGGATCTGATAAATTTCCACGTTTTTTAAAGTATTCATCTACGGTCAGTTCATGTGTAGTATCTTGTGTAAACGTTATGCCTTGCACTCTTAAAAAGTTTCCTGTTGTTTCATCAAGGCTTAGGGCTTTATCGGTAGCGTTAAAGATTAAAAATTCTGCTCCATATGAGTCTGCTCTAAACCCAGAAGTTGTATATCCTTTAATTCTATTAAAGGTTGGAGATAGTTGTGCATATAATGCTGGATAAGCACGGTCATACTTAATATCAAAATAAGCACATTCTCTCATAATTGAACCAAACTCTTCAAAGTACATATTATATTTTGGTGGCTCTTGTGCACTAATTCCAGATAAATAGGTTGACTGAATAACTCCGCTCATTGCATATTTTCTAAATGACTCATTAGCATTAATCTTTCCTTCAGACAGAGCGGCAGATAGTGTTTCTCCTACTGTAAATACGCTATTTTGAGAATAGTTTTCTGAAAGAGCGTAGATATTTTCAAACATAACTCTTGATGATCCACGAGTAAACAAAGCCATATTGTTGTAAATTGGAAGTGGATCTGTATCGTCTACAACCTTAATTAACTTATTATTAATATATAAAAAGAATCTTCTAAACTTTCCAATATCTTGATACTCAACAGATAGATCATATACAGTTGGATTGTCTTCTCCAGACATTCTATATTGACCAGTAAATCTTCCGTCGTCTACAAGAATTTTTGAAAGACCTCCCCAAAGTTTAATTGGTATTGCATTATTGCTAGAAGAATCTTTTTTAACTTTATAAAAAACAATATTATTAATAGACTTTTCAGCCTCGCCTTTAGTGTTTAATTTTAAATAAGAATTAATGTTGTCTTCAGTTAATGCAATAATTTCAAAATAATATCCGTTATTTGTTTCTGGATTAAGCAGTACTGCTAAGCCTCCAGATCCTCCACCAATGTTAACGTTTTGGTCTGGCTGTGTTCCCGAAGCCTGGTAGTAGGTTGTACTACCTATAGGTGTTTGAGTTCTACTTGTATTATTTTCTACCTTGCCAACAATTCTAACTCTTGTTCCAAAATGTCTGTATGCATTATTTAAAGACTTATAAACATATGAAACAAAGTTAAGTGGAGTATCAGTAGTTTTAAATGATGGACCATTCATAACTAGTGCAGACGATTGAATAGTTCCAGTTTCTGTACTTTTTAAGTTATTAACCTGTGTCTCTGTTAAATAACTATTTGACATAAAGTTTTTAATAATACCATTACGGGTTGTTTGTCTAGCAAGAACATTGTCAACGCCTGCAGCGCCAACAGTAGTTGCTGGGTATGTAACATCCTCATCTAATTGTGTTGTAAACATATATCCCGCTTGCATATTGCATCCACGAACATATTCATTATTAGACCAGTAGTCATTAATTCCAGGTGTGTGTGTTGTTATCGGTGTTCCAAACTGACCACGACCATGATCAACAACTGCCCCATTTTGCAATCTTGTTACTCCATCAACGGTTTCATAATATGGAGTTGAATATATTCTAATTAGTCCTGTTGGATAAATCTTGCCATTAAAGGGTATAGATGAAAAATATCTTTGATATTCTTGGTTGCTACTAATCCAAACATTACCTACCCCAGTTACACTAAATTCTGCTGCATCATATTTTATAACTTCTCCATTAGAATAAAGATATCCATTGTATCTTGTTAACCAATAAATGTTTTCTCCAAGATCAACAATATTATTTGTTATCAAATGATTAACTACAGTTGGTGCTACTGCAGGGATTGTGGAGTTTAACGGCATTGCTCCTAGGACATAAGCCCCTTGTTTAGATGCAACTTCATTAATAGTTTTTGTGTTGTCAGTTCCAGACACTTCCCAAAGAAGTGAAGGTTTATATATCCAGGTCTTGCTTTGATCAACCATACTAGACTGTCTAAGACTTCCATAAGATCTTTGAATATATCTGGTTGTATAGTTTATTCTTCCATCATTATAAATCTTTTTGTCTTTTGATGCAATTGATATAATGTTTGGAAGATTACCCGATGTAGAGTTTTCAATTACTCCAGCGTCTGTTTGGTTATTAGATCCAGATAAAACAAAATCTGTAGATCTTTGGGTAGTTGTTGGCATTAAGTAGTCTTTACTCATAACTACAAAATTATTATACTCATCAAAGAACATTGCTGTTTGAGTAGCAAGGGCTAACTGATTTAATACTTGTGCAACATTTTGATCTGGAGCAACAAAAAAATATGGAATTATTGGATCTGATTCTCCATCAACACGTCTAAAGGTGTAGTTTGTAAAACCAATATAGTCAAGAAGTGTGGTTATTGCATAACTTAAAGATGTTTGGGTTGTTAACAATCTTGGGGCTGGCATTGACTCTAAGAAAAAGAAAAAATCTCTTAATTGAATAGATACTGTTCCAGCGGTTATATCTGCTTGTGGGAATCCTTCTGAGTATAAAGTTTTAATAGGAATATAGTAATCAAACCCATCTACATCTAATATCACTTCATAAAAATTAAATTTAATATTTTTTCTTACATAGTCTGAAACAATGCTTGAGGTGTTCTGATCATTAAAGGCTTGGTCATCATCAAACAATGCAATTTGTCCATTAGAAGCCAAGAGTTGACCAACTGGCAAAGACGTGACTCCAATATCAGAAAGCGTTTTAGTAATTTTAAAATCTACAACTTTATCTGAAATATCAACAATTAGTCTTGGAGACATTTCAATTAGGTCAAATGTAGAATCAAACTTATTCATAACGTCTACAACAATTCTAATTCCACGAATATATTCAAATTCTCTATAGGTTACATCACCCGCAATGTCGTTATTAAACGAATCTGGAGATGTTAAATCTGTTACAAAGTTAGTATTATTTGCTATTTCTTCTGATCCCAATTGCCATCCATATTGTGGTGTAAAGGTAGCATAGTCTCCATTAACCCAGATATGGAATGTTCCACGGTCACCTTCATTTTCAATAACAAGATATGCATATCCTTCTATACTTATTTCTGGAAGTAGAATGTCTGAAGACAAAGTTTCTGCAAAAATAAAAGATGATCTATACTCCTCTGGAATTATTAATCCATACTCAAGTTCAACATATCCATCTGTATCTACAATCGGATCTCCAGACTCTCTTGTATCATTTTCTTTAAATGAATATGCGTCTACCCAACTGTTATCTTTTAGGTATTGAACTTTCCATCTTGATGGAGTTGTTTTGTTTGTGCTTCCAAATAGTGGATCTGCAACAGAAGATGTTCCAT